TCTATCTTTTGAATAGTTCTTACCGGAATCGTACCAGTTCTATCCCAGGACTGGTTCTTTACCGTAAATGCAAAGCTCATCTTATCCAAAAGTCCGCTTTTAACCATTTTATAGATATCTTGATTGGATTGTGTATCCAGTAGTTCGGCTCTAATTTTTAATCCTACTTCATCAACTTCAAGTTCAAGTGATTTGTTTCTAGTTCTTGCAATTACCAAGAAGTTGTCTTGATGATTGTACTTTAAGGGTACATCTTTCATATTTGTTTCAGTAAGTGCATCTATTGCTATGATTTCTTTAAATCCATGTGCTTCAGTACCAATAAGTGTTTGCTCATTAAACTTGATAGCGTAACCTTCAATAATCATTTTTTCTTCACTTACTGCTTGAATTTCTGATATACGAGTTTCTTTATTTATCATCTTTGTCATCCTTTCCGACTTGGTATTGATCCGCATATTTTGCATTTACAAAGTTAAGACTTTGAATACGTTTGTTACCTTCTTCAATAGGTGGATATCCTAGTACTCCACGAGATTCATTAATTGAAAATATGCCTAATCCCATAAGTTTTTCAATTGCAGTAATCTTACTTGACCATGAAGCATAGTTTAACCGTTCACCATAAAACATGACTTGTTCACCCTCTGTAAGACTTTTATCTGTTAGTAGAGCTTTGCTGAATGCATTAGATAAAAATATAGAAATGGGTTCAAGTGTATTTTCATAGAATGCATTGTATTCATTCTCATCATATTTTGAGTTTAGAATTGACTCACTTACTCCAAAGTAGTTTAATATCTTATTTTGTACAAACGTGAGTGTTTCTTTGTCAATAATCTTTGGATCAATAGCAAGTGGGATATAATCTGCTTTCATATCAACAGGAATTATGCTTGAACCGTTCTTATCTCGATTCGTCTTAAGTGCTTCATCGAAGATATCTTTTTGCTTCTGTTTATCCTTTTCTGATAGCATTGCATTCATCTTAAGCAATCCTTTTACTTGAAAACTTGAACGTAATGCATTCTCTAATCCGGTTAACAAGTTTTCATTCATATTGATACTCTTTAGTAATTGCTTATGATTTGATATCGCACCATCACCACCGAATAGTTCATGATTTTTATAAAGCCTTTTTAAATGAATGAGTGACTCATAAGGCAGTGTATATGTTTTTCCATCTCCAAAGTCCATGTCCAGAAATAGTGTTTCTCCTAAATCTTGCTTTATTTCTACTTTGACTGGGTTGAGTGGATATAGACCTGTTAACTGGTTTTTCAGATTAAATGAAAGATATATGAAGCAGTTGTTATTGGTTAACAAGAGGCTAACTACTTTATAAATAAATTCTGATGTTGTCATGAGTTCATTAGGATAGTGCGAGAGTCGAAAATTGATTTCATCCTCTATGACTTCAACAGAGCCTTCTTTACCGTGTTTAATGTGTTTAGGTTTTAATTTACTAATATGGGAAGCGATTCGATCAATACATATCTCTGCAATGTCACTATCTTCGATACGTTTTGAATTTGACATCATGTAGCTGAGATTAGCCGAGAAAATATTGAACTCGTTTGATGAATCTATCGTTCTTTTCTTCTTAAATACATCAAAAATACTCATCTTATCATTCCCTCATATTCTGATTTGTATCGATTAAGAACAGCATATGCAATAATCAACGCAACTGCACCATCAATTCGTTTAAACTTAGATCCTAGTTTGGATGGTTGAATGTTTCCGTTAATGTCTACCTTAGCCTGTGTATTCGCAAGGTTCCATTTCATCATAGGATTGTTATTGTAGTTAACCACTTTATTTTTAAGGTCAGCTTCTAATTGTTTCATCGGCTCTGATAATGAATATATGCCTTGTCTAACTTTTTCTAAAATAAATCCAGCTTCTTCCATTTCCTTTACCCAATAAAGTGAGTTCCACGGATCATAACCAATCCATAGCGGTCTAATACCGTTCTCTCTTATCATCTTAATAAACCAGTTTGTTACTAGAGAGAAGTCATTTTGACTTCCTGGACTTAAGGTGATTAATCCTTGGGAAAGCCATATATCATATGGTGCATTATCTTCTTCTTTACGTTTTTCTAAAACTTCTGATGGCATAAAGTATTGTGCATGAACATACTTTTTTCCGCCTTTGACTATCAACAATAACGCCACAGTCAAATCAGTTGTATTTGATAAATCAACACCGCCTATTGCATAACTATCACTGATTGATTTCATCGTATAGGTTTCAGTGTTATTTACATCTTTAAATTCTAACCATGCGCCTTGATCTGTTTGCTTGATATTGAAATCTTTACAAAGCATCGTAACTTTCATGGAATGGTCATTTCTTGATTTATTCATGATGTCTTCAAGGTAACTTGATAGTTTTACTGTTCCTAGACTTGGATTAGATTTTTGCCATGTTTTTTTATCGTGATAGATTTCATCTACACTGTCTTGTGTATATAGCCATGGCAGAATATGTTCATCTTCAATTTCTTTTTTAATAAGCTTTCTACAATAGGTTAGTTTTGAATCCAGAAATCCTTGAGTGACTACGCCTTCTGTTGTAATGATAAATATAAGTGGTTCAATCTTTGTTGACTGAGATTGCTTGATTGCATCATAAACTTTAGAATCAGTCATCTCATGAACTTCATCAATACATCCTACTTCAATATTGAAACCGTCTTTATTTCTACTTTGAGCAGATAGTTTCTTTATCTTGTTTTTACTCTTAGGTGAGTATATATAAAAAATATTTTTCTTAGAATACTTCTCATTTCTTAAGGTCTTTGAACCCTCTCGCATGTTATTTATTTCTTCAAACAAAATAGATGCTTGATCATTAGTATTAGATGCACATACGATATCTGTTCCACCACTTGAAAGAAAGAATTCTGCTAAGTCAATTCCAGCAATAAATGTTGTCTTTCCATTTTTTCTTGCCACCAAGAGTACGACTTCGTTAAATCTCCTAAGACCTGTTTCTTTATACTTGAATCCATAAGCTGTTTGAAGCAGTGCTTTTTCCCATAACTCAAGTAAGAAAGGATGTCCATTGAATGGCGATTTGGTGTGTTTACAAAAGGTTTCAATAAATCTAATTCTTGCTAAACCAGGTACGGGATCAAAAACAAACTTCGGATTGCTTAATTCTGATATCAAGAAGTCAAGTTGGTCTTTTAGTTCTTTCCCAACAATGATATTTCCTTTTTCAATTTCTTGATAATACTGGATTAAGTAATTTTCTTGTATCATGACAATCCCTTTAAGAATTTTTCCAACTCATCATCTCCATCATCACTAGACTTTCCAATGATTGAATGTATGTTTTTCATGAGTGATGAAAAAGTCGATAATGTACGGTTGTAGTGTTTACTTGCTTCTGTTTGTTTTTGTCTACCATTTTTGTTGATTTGAATTGCACCATAGGTACTAATCTGTTCTTTCAAAATATCCAATTCAACTAACAAAAAAGAAGCTTGTTTAACAAGTTCTTCAACTAAACACTTTTTACTTGGTTCTAGTTTATCAATACCTAGTGATTGGGCTAATCTATTGTATTCATCAAACACGCATTTGTAATTACTCATCATAACGCTCCTGGGGTTCCTCAAATATTGCTTCTGGACATAACAGAATGTCTCCGACTAGTGTGATTCCGGTATATTGTTTGAATAGATTGTTAATAGGTAATCCTAGGATTAATCCTTCTTCATTGCAAACGATTAGATGATTATTGTATCTGTTTGGATAAAGTTCAATTAATCCCTCTACAAGGCTTTGAAGTTCCTTGAGTGTGAAGTATTCGTCCTTGGGGTTAATGCGCCTTAAAGTGCCATCTGCTTTGAATAGCATTGCATATTTGGTTTCATCCTGTTTCTCAAATATTCTCATTGGCAAAACCACTTGATTGTTACATTGATCACAGCAACTATTCCCCTTAAAAGGCTTTGGATTATTCCCGTATTCGGTGAATCGCTTTTTGCATATAGAACATGTTTTTATGTCACTCATTAGATTTCACCATCCCTTTTCATCTTTTCAAATTCTTCTTTTACAATTTGCTTTGTTCTCAATCTTTCAGCTTCTTTACTTTCTTCAGTCTCTTCGACATATGATACAGTTTCATCTGCTCTTGTGCCTTTTGTTAGACCATCATATGCTTGATTCAGGACTCGTTGTAGTTGATCATGAGACTGTACTTCTCCGCTTAAATATTGGGTGTCGCCATTTTGCATTACTGTTATTTGATATTTGATTGCCATTGTTAATATCTCCTTGTCGATATATAGGGTTTATCCCTTAAACAAACAATACCGCATAAAGAAATAAAGTCTATTAGTTAACAGTATTTCATTTATGAAAGCCAATTCTGCGAGGGAACCTACATGAAAAGCATTTGGAGTGCGAGTCAGAGGTAGGAATGAGCCTATTTAGATGTCTGTTTACCACTTGGGTTTCTGTTTCTTTGACTTCAATTATCCATCGTTATGGTGATTATACCGCTTGCTTATATTTGTCATAGGTTGGCTCAGAGCATACAAAGTTTAGTCAAGTTTTTATTGTTGCGGTATAGGGGGTGCAGTTATGATTTTTAGCATGAAAAAAGACCAGCATATATCGCTAGTCTAAAAGTTTTGATTGAAACTGAAATTCGATTTTCCAAAAAAATAGCCCCACGTATTTTGGAGGTGGGGCGTTCGGTGTATCTTAGTTTTCATCAATTTTTGAAGTGGGGGTCTCTATTTTTACATTTCTTATACGTTTAATATTCGTTTTTGGAAGACTAAATGAATCGAATTCATCTGTTTTCAAAA